CATATACCAAACGTATACTAGTTTAGAGTAAATAATATATTAAACATTTATTTTTATTAGTTTATAACAATTGTATTAAATGTACGTAACAACAAACATAATTGGTGGACTAGGAAACCAATTATTTCAAATTTTTGCTACATTAAATTATGCTTTAAATTGTAATAAACAAGCTGTATTCAGTAATCAGAAAATACTGACATGTCCAGGGAGTACTACAAGATACTCATACTGGGATACATTTCTAAAAAATATATCACATCTTACAACAAATTCTATACCTACTATATTCATTCCATACAATGAAGAAAACAATATCATTCCAATTCCGTGTAACAATGCTAATATTTGTTTAGTAGGATATTTTCAAAGTTATAAATATTTTAAAGAAAATAAAGAAAATATATTTAAATTAATTAAATTAAAAGAAATAAAAAATTCTGTAGCTTCTAAATATAATGAATATTTTGAAGATTTTACGTATAAAATCAGTATGCATTTTCGTTTAGGAGACTACAAAAATCTTCAAGACTATCATCCAATACAACCATATGAATATTATAAAAAAGCTTTGTATGACATACTTCTAAACACTTGTGTTCTTAATGTTAAAGTATTATACTTCTGTGAAAGTGAGGATGATAAAATAATATCAGCTGTCATTGAAAAATTAAGTAAAGAATTTCCTTTTGTTAAATTTAAAAAAGTCGCAAATGAAATTCCTGATTGGGAACAAATGATAATAATGTCACTATGTAATAGTAATATTATTGCTAATAGCTCATTTAGTTGGTGGGGTGCGTACTTTAATGATAATAAAAGAAAAGTTGTTACATACCCTTCTTTATGGTTTGGTAAAAAAATTAATAAAGATGTTTCTGATATGTTTCCACCAGAATGGATTAAGATATGAATTTAATATCAAATCGTATTATATAAATTTAATAGATTACTATTCTTATTAATACAAACAATATTGCAATAATTATAATGGTCTGGTATACTTCCATCATCATTTATATATGGTACGTAGGTTTTTGTATGTAAGTCTACATGTGAATTGTTTTTTATACATAATTGTCCTTTTAAATTTTCTATTTTTGTTTTTCCATTTGAATGCAAGTATGAAAAATTACAGAAATTATTATCTTTAAGGTATGTTATAACACTATTTAATGTTACTCCATTATCAATAAATGTTCCTCCATATTCGAATTGAATAACTTGAATATCTTTTATTTTTTCTTTAAATCCTTTTAATACATTAAATTCATATCCTTCTGTGTCTATTTTCATAAAATCTATGTTATCAATGTTATTTGCAACCATATAATCGTATCCTGTCTTAATTTCTAGCTTATCAAGATTTGCATTATCCAATAACTGCTTGCAAGTTATTTCTCTATTATAAAATGATTGAACATTTGGGTAATAATACTTAAATTCATTATTATCTCCTAATCCAAAAGAATTATAATATAATTCTTTGTTTTTGTTTGGTTTAGTTGATAATTTATTAATAAAATTACTAACAGGATCAAAATAATGAACTATTCCATTAAAATTATTAAATATTGAATCATATCTACAACCAACATCAAAAATTGTATTTAAATTTTTTTTTATATTATTATAAAAATATATTTCACCATTTGTATTGGAATCACAATTATTAAAGTACATATTATTTAACTAATAAAATATTTTCTTAAATACTTACATTTTAACATATAAAGCATCTCCCCATTTATGACAAGTTATATTTGTTACAACACGCTCAAATCCTCTTTCTTTCAAATGTTTATCAATATCACCTATCAATGCACAACCTTTATACAATTCTTTTTCATTCACTTCTAAATATATAGCTTTTGCATGCTTAACCGCATTCTCAGCACCTTTTAATGCAAGTAATTCTGCGCCTTGAATATCAAAGTTCCAAAAGTTATACTTAGAAGGATCTAAATTATTATTTTTCATAAATGTATCTATCGTTATACTCTTCATTTTAACTTTTTCAATGAATTTAACATTAGGGTGTTCAATTTCATGAGTCCCGAATTCTAATATACTAGATGATTGACCGTTATTAGATACATTAAATATTACTTCATCGTTATCTTTATCTGTTACTACTGCATTATATACATTTGGTATTCTTCTGTTTTTGTTTTCGATTACTTTATTTTCCATAGCCTCTAACCATAATACATCATTTTGAGTTATATTCAAGTAACTTGTATAAAATGACATCTCTTCACATTCATGTGCACCAACGTGTAAAGCGCCAGTGATTTGTATATCATATTCAGATAAAACTGATTTAATTATATTTCCCTTAATTAACATTATTAAATATTATTATTTATTAATTACTATTTAAGTAATTATTATTATTTATTAATTACAATATTATGAAAATATTAACAGTCCCTAATATTTATCAACCATCGTATAAATCATCGTATCCCGAATATAGTTGTGGGAAAAATATAGAAGAAATATTTCATGAATATTTTAAAAATGAAAAAGATAATATTTGCACTGACTACATATACATTCCAATATATTGGACGTCTTTATATGTGCTAAGAAATTATGCAGCAAACATCAATGATATTTATACTTGGATAAATAATTTAGATAATACTAAAAAATATTTTACAATTATTCAATATGCTACTGGAATATTTGTTAATAAACATTTTAATATTAATATTAAAGTTTTTAGTGCAGGCGGTGGTGGGATAAATTTTAAAAATGAATGCACTACAACTTTAAGATTTAATAATTTTACAAGAGATATATTTACTGGAAATATTGGAAACTATATTATACCATTACTATGCAAACCATATTTTAATGAATTAAATATTAACAAGAATATATATTGCTCTTTCATGGGTAGATTTGATACACATCCCTGTAGGATTAAAATGAAAAATTGCTTACAAGATACTAATCGGTTTAAATTTTTTAATTCAGTTAATTATGAAGAATATAATAAAATTATAAATGAAAGTATTTTTACACTTGCTCCAAGAGGATACGGTTATACATCTTTTAGACTGTATGAGGCTATTTTAGGAAATAGTATTCCTATCTATATATGGAGTGATAAGCTGGTATTACCGTTTGATGATATTATAAATTGGAAGAATTATTGTATAATTATTAATGAAAATGATATTGATAAATTACCTGATATACTTGATGGTGTTAATATTGAATTATATCAAAATAATATTAAAAGTCTTAAAAAATATATTAATTTTGATTTTACATACAAATATATTAAAGAGAAAATATTAAATAATTTTAATGGTTAAAATCTGAACAGAATATAGTGAATGGTATATACCTGATAATATATATCTTTTGATATAGGTATCCAAAGTACATTTGTGCGTTAATTAATTTAAGCAAATATATAATATTTATTTTTATGATACATATAAGTGTTGCAATACCACATTATAATAACAGTTGTTTTATTAAAGATCTTTTAGATCCTTTATTAGAAGATGAACGTATAAATGAAATTATTATTTGTGATGACTATTCTAATGATTATAATAAATTAAAAGAAATTATTAACAGTATTAATAATGATAAGATAAAACTGTATCGTAATGAAAATAACATTGGTTGTTATCATAATAAATTAAATACTATAACCAAATGTACGAACGAATGGTGTATATTATTTGATTCCGATAATATAATAAATAAAGACTATATTGATGAATTATATGCTTTAGAATGGAATGATAATTGTATATATGCACCTATGTGGGCTAAAACATTTCCTGGAGAAATATTACCTAATCTAAATTACTCAATATATCGAAATCTATTAATTGATAAACAAGTATGTACAAAAGAATATTATAATATTAAAATGCTATGTTTAATGAATACGTGTAATTATTTTATACCTGTAAAAAAATATATAGAAACTATGAATAGATATAAATACGATAGAATGTATATTGATGCTATTGATTCTCTTATATTATTCACTGATTGGATTAAAAACAATAATAAAGTATTAGTTGTTGATAACTTAATTTATAAACATAGACTTCATCAAAATTCTAATTATGTCAAATCACAATCTCACAAATATTCCGAAAATATAATTGATAAAATATATATTGATCTAAAAAATTAATTATTAATTTAAATAAATTAGCAAACTTTCCATATCAAATAATAAATTTTAATTTAATCTTTAATATCATAAAGTATTGTATTATTTATAGGATATTTACAAGTCATTCCATTTCCTCTTATTTGATAATCTGGCATATAACATTTATGTATTTTTTCTGAAAAATATGCTGCTGCCCACGATAATGTACTAACTGAACATATCAATACTTCTGCTTCTTTCATTACATAATAATCTGTTAAAACATCGTTATTTTCTATATGAAAAATTATATCATTATTGTTTAAAAAATCTTTAATAGTATCTATATACTCTTTTTCTTTTTGTGTAGTAATACATTTATATACTATACAAATCCCTTCATCTTTTAAATTATCTTTTATTTTATCTAGTAATAAAATTATATATTTAACATCAATAGATATTCCGATAATCATCTTATCTTCCAGACGTATATGTAATACATTTTTATATTTTTTTGTAAAATCTTTTGGTGTATTTGCTATTTCTAACATTTTAAACTTTTGATATCTACGATCACCAGCATTAATACCATCTGTTAATACATAATGTTCTTGATTATTATTTATGAAATTTAATATTTCTTTTTTGTAAATTTTATATATATTATCATGAATATAATATCCTACCATATTGTATGATTTAGATACTATTTCTTTATCAATTTTATTAATATTATTCATATTATTATAAAATATTGCATCACTTAAATCTGCTGTTTGATTTTGATTAATAGTATACTCATAATTATATAAAATACAAAAGATAGAACATGCTAAAAATCTGTAAATAGCATTACCTAATCTACCTCTTGGTATAAAATTTACTTTCATAATTTTATAAAATATAAGACTTATATTCTTTTAAATGTTTTTTTATTTTTTAAGTATTCTTATATATTAAATTTGTAGAGTAGTGATAGTAACTCAAGTAGTAATATAACACTATATAATAATTTAAACAATATATATTTTTTGTATATATGACGACTGCATATTCAAAAAAACTTGCCTTTGATATTGGAGCTAATATTGGTATGTGGACTAATGCAAATATGAATAATTATGATACTATAATCACTATAGAAGCATCACCATATACTTTTGAAAAATTAAAAAAAAATACTATAAATAATGCAAATAATATATTGAATTATGCTGTTTGTAATAATAATGAAAAAGATATTGTATTTTATCATGCAGATGCAGATATTTTATCTACAATTAACAAAAATTGGCTTACTGACATGAAATCTAGGTTTTATAATTATTCACGTTATAAAGAAATAACCTGTAAAACTATTACTATTGACAAACTCATATCAATATATGGTGATCCAGATTTAATTAAAGTTGATGTGGAAGGAGGAGAATATGAATGTATATTATCATTAACAAAAAAAGTAAAACATCTTTGTTTTGAATGGGCATCAGAAACGAATGATATTACATTTAACTGTTTAGATTACTTATTAACATTAGGATTTAATAAATTTGCTATTCAAACAAAAGATAATTATACATTTATACCTAATGATACAGAATATTATGATGTATTATATATTAAAGATGTATTATCAAAAACAATTCCTAAAAAAGATTGGGGTATGATTTGGTGTATATAATATTATTATAACAAGTTATATTAGCACCTTATATGTCTGGGGTATAGATATAACTAAGTCTTCAATTATATATCATAGTAAGTATTTATTATTATTTTTTATATAAAAAACATTTAAAAAGTGTTCTTATATATTAAATTTATAGATGGGTAATAGTAACTCAAGAAGCAATACATACCAGCAATATTATGAAGCTATGCAAAAGCAACAACCTGTGCAAATACCTAGTGATATAACCCCGTATGATATTTTAGGAGTATCTAAAAATTTTACTTGGGATGAATTGAAAACTGCTTACAAAAGACAAGCTAGACTAGTCCATCCTGATAAAGGTGGTACAGAACAACTTTTTAATATTGTAACAGACGCTTTCAAACAACTTGCATATGATTTTAAACTAAAACAAAAAGATAAACAACATTACGAACTTAAAAAAGGTTACCAAGAAGAACGACAAATTAATGAAACATCTTACACTCCTGTTAATGTTAACGAACAAAACTTTAGTACAAAATTTAATCGTATATTTGAAGAAAATAAGTTTGATGATGACGAGGATGATTCACGTGGATATGGTCATATGATGGAAAAATCTTCAAAAACACGTGAGGATATTGATATTCCTAAAGTACTTAACAAATATAGTAAAGATAAATTTAATAGTGCTTTTGAAAAACATACACCTCTTGGTAAGAATGTAGTTGTATATAAAGAACCTGAACCATTGGTATTAACACGTAAATTACAATTCACAGAAATTGGTGAGAAAACAGACGATTTTAGTACAGATACAACTAAAAAATCAAATCTACAATATACTGATTACATGAAAGCTCATACTACTTCTCGTTTGGTTGACCCACGAAGTGTAAAAGAGCGAAAAGAATATAGAACTGTAGAGGATTATGACAAAGATAGAAGTTCTATAACAAATAGAAAGCTTACACATGAAGAGCTAGAGTTTCAACATAAACAAAAAATCAAAAAAGAAAAACAAGAAGAAGAACGTATTAAACGTGTTACACATCGAGACAAACGTATTGGAGAACATTATGAAAGAACGTCTCGTTTATTGCTAAATTAGTATTGTTCTTCTTCCATATCCAAATACATATTTAACATACTTATAGGATCATAAGTTAATCTAAACATATTATCATCGTCCTTTTTCATATTTCCATCATCCAATAATGAAACATAAGCATAAGGATCAAAAACACTCAAGTTATAAAGTAACTCTCTTTCTTTTTTCCATACATCTTTACTGTTATCATCTTTAAACTTAAATGTCCCTATAAATAATACAACGTTTTTATCTAAAGATATATCTTCAAAATGGTACAACAAACAATGTATATCTTCAATATCAAGCTCTTCATCTAAAGACATCATACTTGTATTCTCATCATCGTTACTTTTTAAAGTTTCTTTGCAATAATCATATACTTTATCATGAGTACAAATTATTGAAGATAATAAATTATATTTACATAATCTAGTTATAATATCACACATATCTTTCTGGTCATATTCATTTAAGTCACCCAGTACTAATATTACATCACTACTATCGTCATT